CGTCTAACGTCCACCTCTTCTCGCTAGGCATTATTTGCCCCCTTGCTGCTGTGGAGGTGTTCCACTCATCGCACCTCCGGCAACTGCACCGTCAATGTAAGGATTCATAACCGGCGGAGCTTTAGTAGAAATATTTTGGTTACTGGTACCTCCACCGCCTGGCCCCATCATATTCGCGGCAGCAACCGCCTGTGCTTGTGGTAACATCTGCGACATTTTTATACCCAGTATATCTTCAATCATTCGCTGAACTTGCTGATAACTCAACAATGCTCTCGGCTGTCCAGTTTGTTCATCAGGTAATGTCATCTTGGAGAAAGATATAACAAGGTTTAGCAAAGCCGCCTTAGACGTTTCAACTGATTCTCCAATACTCACTTGTATGTCAAACTCTGCTTTTCTGGTCTGACCTTTACCGTTCTTATCCTCCAACTGCATAAACTGCGGCACAGGTTTCATCGGGTTTAATGCTTTCCACTGTGCGGTATAGTTCGTATCGCTCGGTACCATTGCAGGCACACTCTTCAAATGACGTGCATCTACCCACTCAATATCGTCTGACTCTTCTGTAATGCGAATCGCTTTACCGGCTGGCCAGAATTCCATCATTAAGCCAAGCATATACATCGTCGCATCTGAAATTGCTTCTGAGATGTCTTTTTTCTTATCGGCAACACCGACTCCACCCTGCTGCATTTGCGCACCTGTTTGCGTAGCCGTGATCTCTCTGCCTGGTGCAGAACCCATCATTAAATCTGAGAACCTAGTAATCCTTTGCACTTCGTTCAGAATCAAGCTAATCAGAGTGAACACCACCTGATTGATACCCTGTCCCTGCACTGTGTGAATATTCTGCTTTGGATCTCTTACCTCAATAACGTGTGAAGGATCTCCGTCCAACTGGTCAGGGTCCATTCCCGCATTCGGGTCAACGTATCTTTCGGCCTGTGCTGAATATTTCGCAGCGATAACACATTCATCCCACAGGTTATTCAGGAGTATCTGCAACCGGACAAGCAATTTACCATCACCGAAACGATGGAATTTTCCTTCTTCCGGATAGAGACCGAAGAATTTAAACGGGTATTGATTCTCAACATGTTCGTAGAATGGTTTCGACGGATCTGATTCAGCAAGCATAATTCCGCACTGGCTGATTTCCAACCGCTGCAAATTACCCTGCTTGTTATTCCGCGTCCATACGTGCAGTTTAGTGAAGCTGTCTTTATCATCCGCTGATACCTCTTCGGCGAAGTCACCGGAGATATTACCTAGGCTTACCGCATCCGCAATATCATCTCCATACTCTTTTCTGGCAGCCAAGATAGAGAATGAACCAATCTCTTCTATAATATACTCTGCTTTTTCTACATCCAGAATATTTTTTATCTTTCCGTCCACGAATACCTTATTGATCTGTGGCGTTCTCCAATCCGGCAAGCCGAACCCATCCAGAGCATCCGGGTCCCAGCCAATGGCAAAGCACCCTGTGCCAAACATTAGATACCTGCGAATACCCTGCTTGATTTTGCTCTTGATTTTTATATGCCTGTAAACAAAGTCAACGAGTATCTGAGCAGTATGAGCGAACTTCTGATCAGAGAATCCTTCGCCCTTGACCGAAGCAGACACATTCTTGTCGCTCATTGCCGCCGTCTGCCCTTCAATCACAGGAAGAATAATCGGGTCGAAGCTGTTCGGGTCTGAATCTCGTTTCTTCTCGCGTTCACAGCGATAGAGTTTCTCAATCTCTTCCCAATCTTCCAGTGACGATTGCATTTCCATTTTCAGCTGGTTATACCTGTTGATATAAAAAGTCGCTCGTGTCTGTTCTTCTTTCGTGTTCACCTTATCCCTGACCAAGCCAAACGCCGAATCCTGTGTGTATTTATCTTCATACATTTTTGGACCCGTCCGGCCGCCACTCCGGCCGACAGCTCTCGAGCCATCTTTATAATCAGCCAATCGCAACACCTCCTCGCCTAAGGTATCCTACTCGGCTACCTTAACACATTTCTTCATACTTATCAAACCGTTCTCACGATAACCCTCTACCACAATATAATGAGTCTTATCGTGCTTTACTACAGTAAAAATCTCATCTTTGTGGCCAACCGACCAAGAAGAATTTCCTGACGGAGGGCTGTCATCGACTAACTTAACCTTTAACTTTTCTAACAAGGCTACACCTCCTTATCCTTCTTACCATTCCGGTTCTTATAATGGAACAGTTTTTCTTTTGGGTCATAGAACGGGGAATCGTAAACATCTGGCATCTTATTAACCATCTCCGCTGCTTTCAACAGCTTATCCACAGATTCCTTTAGCAAGTCAATCTTTACTTCCAGCAGCGTGACCTGGCTTTTTAACGAATCCACTCCGAACATTGTCTCACCTCCCGTCATAGACCTGATGGTCTACTGTGCCACCCGACCGCTCTCCTGCTTCTCCCAAGGCTTCTGCATGGTTTTCATTATCTGCTTAATCTCATAGGGTTTATAGCCTTTATCACGCAACTCTTCTTCCGACCAGAAACCCTCCACCTTTAATTCGCTACCGTGGTGGTCGAACGCATACATCAGACGATTCAAAACCTGTGTACACATGTCTACCAAGTCATCCTTCTGAACCTTCTTACCCGGCTTGAATGCAGCGCACTGTTCTATTACCATGTCTGCCCATTCACATTTCTTCCATATACCAGGTCTGATTTCTATTTCATCAGGTATAAATACATTTCCCGATTCCCACAGTGGCAACACCGCATTCACCCGCTCTTCTTTGCTCACCGTAGCTTTGATTGCTATGATTCCAGGTATCTTTGGTTTCAACATCTGTATTACAGCCGGGCCATTCGCTTTATCCTCTATCAGTTTACCTAGTGCTTTCGGCCATTTCCTTGCCATTACCATTATAGACCGCATGGTCTCGACAATATCCATCCTTCTATAGTCAACATCCATCAAAAAGCAATTAGCTCCAATTCTGCCAAATACACCACCTGCCACCAAGTCGCTGTTCTTCGTGTCCTTGAACGAACAATCCCACGATTGCAGCATTTCCTTAAATCCTTCACCCTTCTGCATTGACAGCGATAGCTTATATCTCTGCCAATATTCCCTCTTAATCAGGTTACCTTCCTTACTCGACGGTCTCTGCTGATAACCAGCGTTCCACGCTCTAGTTCCTCCACCCAGCGGATCATTTAGGAAACTCACCTTCTGCTCTTCTACCCATCTCTTATCCTTACCGGCTTCCGGCAGTAGAGGGTCACCCACTCTCCGACCGGTTACTTCCTCATCCTCTTCGGCTTCCATCGGGAAGTTTATCTCAAGCCATCTATCTGGCTCATTTGTCAGTAAATATCCAATCAGGTCATCTTCGTTCCATCTCGTATGCACCACGACGAATTTGCACGTTGCCGAAACTCTGAACTTTATCGCCGTTGTCCACACGTCCATTACCAGTGCCTGATGTGACAGGCTGTCCGCTTCTATCATTGACTTATACGGATCATCCACGACCACCAAGTCTGCCGGGTTACCGGTTATTTGTCCGCTAAGCCCCGCCGAAAGCATCCCGCCCTTGGTTCCTTTAATTTCAAACTCTTCAGCGGCCGACTTCTCTCCGCTTACTTCAATCCCAAATAGCTGCTTTCCAAACTGATATATCTTCTCCAAATTTCTTCTGCCGAACCTATTTGCGAAGCTATCACTATATGATACTTCTATCACATGCTTATACGGGTTCCTTCCTAAATAATAAGACGGCAAAGTTTCAGTCACACATCTAGACTTTCCGGTCTGTGGCGGTTGCGACAGGCAAATCCCTATATAGGGTTCTCCTTTCGGGTTTAACAGTTCTCCCACCAGCAGCTTATCTATACATTCACAGATATACTTCTGGAACTTCGCCATTTTAAAGTCTTTATCAAATTGATGCGTATATTCTACATATGAGGCGTAATTCTCTTTCGCCTTCAATGGCAATATGCGTGCCATGGCTTCCACTTCTTCTATTTTTAGTTTCTCTAACTCTGCTAGGATCTCTATCTTACGTCGCAGGATAGCGGCACGTTGCTGCTCAGGTGTTATTTCCACAGGTGTCTTACTAGCCACGGCGCCACCTCCTAATTATTATATCTTTGTTTCCACCGTTACAATCGTATCGTTATGGCTTCCACCGTGTGCAACCAGTAAAATTTCTATCAATTCAAATCCTCTGGTTATACCAACACCAGAACTATTCCATCCAAAACATAAAACTTTTCCTTGAGGTTTAACAATCCTCTTAATTTCATCAAGATGCTTTCTTCTCCAACTGCTTTGCGTGGTTTCCATCGTAACGGGAATCCCAACGCTCTTATAGCATTCAGATACCTGACGCAAACTATACGGTGGGTCATACAGAACAATATCCACAGAGTTATCTTCAAACATCTTCATAAAATCTAAAGCATCCATGTGATAATCTGTATCATAGTCAGGACACAAATCATTCGTCACGTTCGCAACCTTACTTGAATTAGCAAACGGGTCTATGATAACCCGACCATCTGTTATATATTTATAAATCAATTCTTTGATAGGTTTAATACTAAATGTGTTTGAATTCGGCATCTGCCACGTTCTGTTTATTTCCACAGGTGTGTGCCTCCTAATTATTACTCCCTAAATTTTATAATTTTTTTTTCAGATTTTATGGGTGTATAGCGGTGGCTCCTAATGTGCGAAGGCCACCCGTCACCCCGACCCACCCCCACCCCTCCGAGTGTGCAGCCTTGGCGCTTGCAGCGCAGCAGACTGTGTGCCAATGCTTAGCAAACAAACAATAAATAAACATAGTAAGCAAGGCAAGCATGGCATAAGCAGGCAGCCTCGAGCATACAGAGCAGGGCAGACAGAGCGACGCGCATCAACAGCAGGGCAGCACGCAACCAGGCACGCAGACTGTGCCTATCGCTCCATCCTTGACCAATGAATCATACAGCACAACAGCACGTATACGCACAACAGCGCCCATACATCAACCAGACCAGCAAGGAAGTAAGTCAAGGCAATCACTCCTTATAGTGTGTAAATACTGCCATACTAACATACCAACGAATATGCAAAAGCCCGCCATAGGTCATTCTAGGCGGTCATGTTGCAGCATATATTGAAGGGATCCGGCTCTTCCGGGTCAATCGGCAGGTTTTCACTCCCGGCGGCAGCCTGATCTGCACCCGGCCGGGCATACGCGCCGCCAGCATCCGGCAGCAGATCAATCGTTGCCAGCTCAGCCTCTAAAGCCAGACGCGCCGAAGCGATGCGCTGGACCTCAGCTTCTACCTGTGGTAATTGAACAGTAACTGTCACGTTTGAAGCAGAGTCTTGCTTCGCCTGGATATAGTCCGGCAACATATTCCTGCCCCACAGATCAGCAGCGTTCGTGTTCGGCGGAATATAGACTTCTTCTTTAATATCTATGACTTCACCGTCCTTGGTGACCTTCTGCTTGTTCAATGAAACCAGTTGACCACAGGCGGCAGAGTACTGTTTACCCATCATCAGAGAGCCGGCAGACCTGCGCGCCCGCAAGACACATTCAGAAAATTCTATATACTTTTTCTTTGCTTCTATCCAAGTTTGGTTAGAAACTCCCAGTTTTTTACATATACTATATTCAGGTGTTCCCTCCGAAAGCCATTTCTCAATGTCGTTTAGATAAGGCTTAATAACAACTGGATATGATTCCGGCCGTCCCATAGGATTGACTGCGACCTCCACAGGTAACACCTCCTTCGCCCGAGTTAATCAGTAATTATTTATTGATTAAATTATAAGGCTATAGGTGGAGGAAGTCAAGCGATATTATTATAGGACCAGGTTGGGGGGCTTAAATATGTTTCAGAATCCGTAACGGTGCTAAAATCAG